GTTTGATGAGGGGCGGATGAAAATTTCATCCGCCTACTCTACTTAAATTTTCCACTAATTTCTGGCTGGCTTCGCGGAGCACTGCCTGGCTCGCAGGAGACAGCTCGTTGTATGTCCGGATGATTTCCAGGATAATTCCATAGAATGGATTATCTTTTCCCTCTTCCAGCACGTCTGAAACCAATGTTGCAATTTCTTCTTCTTCAGAAAGTTTTCGGGGCATATCACCTTCACCAGTTCTGAGCCAATTTTCATTCACATCAAACTCGCGACAGATAGCTATAATATTTGCCTCTGTTAAGTTGACTTTGTCTTTTTCTATTTTGGAAACGGCAGATTTTTGGACACCAATTTTTTCACCAAATTGTTCCATTGTCATTTCCTTCTTTTTACGGATTGCGTTGACACGCTCACCCTGAGTCATTTCCTCACCTCCTGTTCTTGATAATCCAAGAATAGCACCTGTTGAACTGAAAGTCAATAGAAAAAGTTGATTTAAGACACAAATAAGTGTTGACAAAGTGTTTGCAAGACACTATAATGTGTCATAGAGACACGGAAAAGCGAGGTGAGAAGATGAAGCTACAAACAATTTCGTTAGTAATTTCAATAATCGCATTAGTTTTGGCTATAGCGAAAGCTGCTGGTTAAAAGTGATGGGAAGAAAAGGATGGTGTAAAAGTGGAACATATAAAAATCGTATGCAAAATACCTCCTGAGATAGCACTGCAGGATGGCTTCCTGAGCAAACTTATCAGAAAAATGGAGAGACAGGTCAAAAATACCAGAAAGAGCCCCCATATGACAATCGAAATCACATGGGGGCAGCAGAATCAATCAGAAGTTATTTCAAAAGTGCCAATTACGGATTTATCAATGGAATAATTTCCTTTGTCTGCTAAAAGCTGATAAGAGTTATAGGGTGGAAAGTAATGAGTAAGAAGATCATCACCAGTTACGATGTTCTTTTCACCTAAGGTATCAATATATGTGATGGTATGAATATTGTGATATGTCTCAATCAGCTTTTTGTTTTTGTTATAGACCTCAACAGTGTACATAGGTTTTCTCCTTTCATAATACTCGGGCATGCCAGTGCCCTGTGCCTAAAGAATAGGAGAAAAGAAATAAAAAGTCAATGTAATTGGAGAAGTAACAGAAAGCGAGGTGAGAGAAAATGAAATTATTTGGATTTAGAATCAATGCAAGAGAAATCAAAGATGTCAAAGAAATAGAGAAAACATTAGAGAACATTGAAGAAAAGAAAAATAAAATAATAGATCTTGCAGGACAACTTAGTACTCTGACAGAAATTAAATTCAAATATTTAGCAGATGGGAGTATTGAAAAGAAATTTGAGGTAGATGGATTTGAAATGGATAAGATCTTGGGAAATATGCGAATAGCTCAGATGCAAATTGTAGACAGCTATAAAAGTCTGGAAGCACTTGGCATGATAGAAATTACCCCTGCTCTAAAGAACAGGGGGAAGACACTACTTGGAAAAAGCATCCAAGAGTTCTTTGGCTAGTTGTGCAATGTCGGATCTGAGCTTTTGAAGATCAGACTTGGTAGCAGGTGCGTTGCCATCATAGACGGCAGAAAGAGAAGCTTCAGTAAAGTGTTCTATAGATTTAAGCGCTTGTTTTTTATCCATGGTAGTTTGCTCCTTTCATAATACCCGGGCATGGCAGTGCCCTGTATCTAAAGGATAGAAGTGCGGAGAAGAAAAGTCAATATAAGAAAGGTAAGGTGAAATTATGAGCGAAGAGAAGAAAAGACTTATTACGGAAACAGTTAAGAATCTGGAGCAGTTGGATGTTACTAGTCTTCGAATCATGAAGAGTAATGCAGAGATTCTGAAAGCCAGAGATGCTCTGGAAGATGATTGTCGGAAGGTTGGATGAGAAAGGAGTGAGAAAGTATGACATATCCAAAACCATTCATGTCACTGGCAGATCTGGCAGCCTATACAGGGCTGTCAGAGAAATACTTAATGGAAGTATACCACCGAAAGGATAACGACTTTGCAGGAAAGCTGGATCCTGCGAAGAAGAACAGCAAGATCTTTTTTGACACGGAGAAGTTCGATCAGTGGCGCGCACGCCAGATTAAACTGGAAGTAGAAGCTATGAGAAGAAAAGGTTGTGGGGTGGCGTGAGAAATTGGATTATTTCTATCATCACAGGGACATTTGCTACATATCTGCCATTTTGGGAGTGGGATGGTGATCAGGTAGCAGGAGCACTGGCATTATCAATACTTGCGTGGATGCTGATACAGGGCACAGAGCCGGAAGGAAAGAGAACATGAGTTTAGAAAAAATGATAGATGAGCTGTACTGGCTTTCGAAGAAAGCTATAGCAAGCGGAATCCATATAAGCTTCGAAATAGGATTAGCTGGATATCCATGTCGGGTTTGGGTGGAGGAACCAACAGAAAGCAAAATGACTACTTATGATATCTATCGTGACAAAGCATTGATGGAAGAATCCGTTAAAAACTACGAAGCAGCTAAGGAACACCTTACCAGGCTGTTAAAAGACAATGGATCCTGAGAGTGGGGGCTCATCAGGATCCAGCACAACAAATAGTATATGTTTATTTGCCCTTTCATTGTAAAGGGAATATGGAGAAATGTCAATGGAAGACCAGAAAGAGAAAAAACTGATGTGGATTATAAGGTTTTCGGATAATTCTCTCAGAAGTCACTATGGGACAAGAAGTGAAGCTGAAGCAATTGCTAAAGAACTGTGTGTTCTGAGGGGCGGAGGTTACATAATCGCATAAAAAAAGAACCGTGTATTAGGAGTACACGGTTCTAAGACGAATTCTGCGTCTGGATAAAACATCTATAAATAATATACCATCCAGGGCGGAAAAAGTCAAGAAAACAGGGACGAAAATCCCCTTTTAGCACTTGATAAAAATATTAGAGTTAGGACTTGGAAGGTATGGGAACGATAAGAAAAGGATACCGTTTACGAGGTGGAGATGTCCTGGATATCTTGGAATACCATGATGGAAAATATGGTGCCAAGGGTAAGAAAAGGATGCCGAAGAAGAAGCCCACCAAAGAGGATATGCAGAAAGTAAATGCCTGGCATAAAGCAAGGATGGCAAGGCTGCGGATGATTGAATACTTTAATCCAGGAGATCTGTGGGTGGATTTGACATATGAATTGAGAAATCGACCGCCTGATATGAAAACAACTGTGAAGCAAGTTGGAAAAGCGTTAAGAAAAGTAAGAAATGAGTATCGAAAACAGGGAAGAGAACTATTCTGGATTCGGAACATAGAGTTGGGAACAAAAGGTGGTTGGCATATCCATCTGCTTATCAATGAAATAGGAGACAGCCTGAGTATTCTGCAGAGGGCATGGGAATACGGGCATGTGAGTGCAATTACAATCAAGAATAGCAAATACTATGATGAAGATTTTTCTGAGTTATCAAACTACATAACAAAAGATGAAAATACTCAGGAATTCAAAAAGGATGGTACACCAGCAAAATCGAAAATCAAGGAGGCAAGTTACAGTCATTCACGGAATATGCCACTTCCGGATCCCAAAAAGAAAAAACTGGTACGTTGGCAAAAAGAAATAAAACCGAAAAAGGGATATTACATGGCAGCCTTTTACGAAGGAATCAACCCTAAAACGGGATACAAATACCGCCGCTATACCATGATCAAGTTAAACAGGAGGATTTAAAGACATGGGATTGCAAACAGACATTTATCTATATGAGTCCTCCAGGGCACCAAAGCCAAGGGAGGCAAAGTATTACTACAAAGTAACCTGCAAAGGGCAGTACCGCTGGGGAGTGGGAAGACTTCCGGAAGGCGAGACGAAACACCAGCTGGTGATGCGGACTGCGATCGCAGCATTTCAGCGCCTGGTCCGCCCTGCAATCGTGACCGTACATACAGACTGTGGGTATCTTGCCACTTACCATAAATACGCCAGCCAGTGGAAACAGAATGGATGGAAGAAAGCAAACGGCGAGTCAGTGAGGAATGCACAGCTCTGGGAACAGCTACTGAAGCTGGAAGCAATGCATACGGTGAGGTATCAGTACCACAGGGTAATGCCAAATGAAGATGAAGTATAGGGAGGAAGAATATGTTTGATAAATTTGGAGAAATGGACTATGAAGAGCTGATGCGAACGGCAGCAGCAGAAAAACAAGAAGGAGATTTGGAAGCTCTGATCATACTCGCAGAAGAAAATGGCCTGGAAAAGGAAGATGCCGAAGATTACATGGATGATTTAGCAGACGAGCTTGCATCTCCTTTTATGGCAGCAGTTGCCAAACTGGAAGGAGAAGCCAAAGAGCTTGGTATCAGGGGACACCAGCTTGATAACAAAGATACCATTCTGGCAATGTTGGAAGGTAATGATGAGCTGTGCCTTGCTGTAAGAAAAAAGAATAAAAAGCTTGTGGAGTGTCTGGCTGAGATTCTCAGTTATTCAAGTGAGAATGCGGTTAAGGTTCCGGATGAAATTGTAAATATTGCAGAGTTTCGAATGAAAGGAAAAAAGGAAAAAATGCGAGGCCCTATATATGAGGGAGGGGAAACAAAGGCAGATGTACGAAGAATCGCAAAAAAGTATTACCTGGAGGCGTGATATGCAAGGAGTAAAAGGACTATCGAAAGACATGTTCACTTCCCACGGGATCAGCACAAAGCTGGAAGTCGGGAAAACATACAAGGAAAAAGAGTGCAAAGTATACAGGAATGGATGGCACTTTGTAGAGTATGCACCGGACTGTCTGGGGTACTTTCCGCTAGGGCAAGGAAACCATTATATCCTGATTGAGGCAGCAGGTGATATCAACGAAGAAGAAGATTTCCGATGCTGCTGTACGGAACTTACCCTGGTACAGGAACTGGATCTGAAAGGATTTGCCGGAATGGCAATGAAATACATAATCAAAAATCCGAAAATGGACTGGGAGAGGGAAGCAGACCATCTGGAAATAAAACCGGAAATTGCGCGGGCGCAAAAAAATGAGATTGCAATCGCGCGTGGAAAAAATCCGGAAGTCCACCTGACAGAAGGAGCAGTCGGGGGGCTGATCCAGGAAGATGAAGATGGAACCATTATAGGAGCTAGAGTCTTTCTGGCTGATCAGGATGGTGCTTACACATTAAAACTTGGGGAGATATGCAGAAAATGAAACGTAAAGAATTTGAAAGCATACCAGTACCTACACCAAAAAGAAATAATTCAGAGCTGATTGCGATAATTGCGAAGTCACAGGTAAAAGAAGAATATCTGCTCCTGGATCTGTTCAAGAAGGGAGATTACTACGGACGATACATCATAAATTCAGAAACAGGCAGGCACAGTTTCTTTGAGGCTGCCAGCAGGAAATGGAATTCTCAGAAGCTTCTCCGGATAATGGGATTTAATCCCATCTACGATACATACACAGAAAAAGCAGTGCGTGAAAAATTAAAATGGGACGAAGGAGAAGATAAAGAAACTGCAATAAAAGTACTCAAAACGCGTAACGAAATGAACGTTTTATGTTACATCGGGGAACTGGAAAAAGATTTCGACAGTAACCAGAGATTCCAGCGAGAAATAAACAAAAATTTAAAGATAGACAGGCTCATGGAAAATGTAAAAGATGAGGATCCTGCTTTCAGTCAGTGGATCTATGATACGTTTGCGGAAGGGATGTTCCTTTTCTGGGACAAAGAAACAAAATCCTATGGCTGCAGTAACTGCGGTGCACAGATCCATGAGAAAAAGTTGGACAAGCCTAAAAACGGGGAGAAAAGGATATGCCCGGAATGCGGACAGGAAACTATTGTACAAAAAAGAAGAAAGAAAATAGACACTGCAATAAGAATCTGTAAGCTGGAACGGCCGGATCATAAGTTTGGAATTGAAAGAAGTTTTAAAGCAAAAATACGGTACGACAAAAGCGGACATGAGGTGTACCTGGATGAAGAGATAAGAATCCTCTTGTATCAACGGGGATGTGAAGAAAAAACTTACACAGTATTCTACAATCAGGACGGAGATACTTACAGTTGGTATACAGGGATCAAAAGAAGCAATTGGTACACAACAAATCCGAAGAACAAACGGATCGGAGAATGCTTCCTGTATCCGGAAGAAATCAAGGAGTCATTGAAAAATACCAAATACGAAAAACTGACAAATGCTTTTATAGAACTGTCCAGGAAAAAGATTTCACTGAATTATAATAATGCTCTGGTGACAGGAGGAAAAATAAGCGAATTTGGGACTATGCTGGAGTATCTGGCAAAAGGACGTTTTTACAAACTGATTAGAGAAGAGATAAATTATTGCTGTGTACAAGGAAATAAATATTGGGGATGCATGAATTTAGAAGGAGAAACAATTGAAGAAGTCATGGGGATCCGGGATAAGCAGAAGATCAACCGTATCAGGGAAGAAAACGGCGGAAAGATTATGCTGAAATGGATTAGATACTCAGAAAAACATAACGTTAAAATACCAAAAAAGACTATGGATTTTCTAGAGAAACATTATTTGATATCCCTGAGAGAGATAGAAAGTCTTCCAGGGGACATCTCATCCAGGATGAGTATAGAACAGATCGTGAACTATATCCAGAAGCAGGCTGAAAAAAACTACGGAACTCCAGAAAATGCATTTAATACATGGGCAGATTACTTATACATGTGTCAGGCACTGAACAAAAGCCTGAATGATGAACTGTTCTACAAACCAAAAGATCTGAAAAAAAGACATGAAGATCTGATCGAGGATTCCAGAAAGGTGGAAACCGTAAAACGAATGAATGAGAACCAGGAGCTTCTGCAGAAGGAAGCGGCCAGAATGGAAAAAAAATTCCAGGGAGCATCTGCAGCGATGAGAGAGATTAAAGAAAAATATGAATTTTCAGCAGATGGATTCCAGATGATCATGCCGGAAGGCCTTGTAGATATTGTTCGAGAAGGCTACGCCCTTCATCATTGCGCCGGAAGCTCAGAGAGGTACTTTAACCGGATTGAGAACAGGGAAACTTATATAGGCTTCCTGAGACGGCAGCAGGAGCCTGATATTCCGTTCTACACCATTGAATTCGAACCGGGAGGAACCATACGGCAGAGCCGCTCTTATTATGATGAGGAGCCGGGAATTGAGAAAATCAGGGGATTCCTGAAACTGTGGCAGAAAGAAATCAAGAAAAGACTTACAAAAAAGGATAAGGAACACGCAGCAAAGAGTGCAGTGCTCCGGGAACAGAACATCAAAGAACTTAAGGAAAAAGGAAACAGATTTGTTCTGAAAAAACTGGAAGAGGACTTTATGGAGGCAGTATAAGATGGGAGAATATTTGGACTTTAAACAGGAAACTGATTTCGCAGTAGAAAAAATCAGGACCGGAGCAATGACCATGGCCCAGGGAGCTATCGAACTGGGATACCAACTGAAGGTTGCCAGGGACACGGGAGTCCTTCAGGAATCCGGGTACAAAACAATGACAGAATTTGCAGGCGCAGAATATGGAATCCGCGCAGACGAGACAACCAGATACATACAGCTGAATGATAAGTATTCAGAGGGCGGATATTCCAAGAAGATCATGGAGAAGTACACAGGAATCGGAAAATCGATTCTGGTAGAGATGCTTGCACTCCCGGATCTTGTGAAAGAAGAGATCACGCCTAATTTCTCCAAAGAGGATGTAAGGACACTGGCAAGAGAAGTGAAAGAGGAAAACGAGATCACAGATCTGGAAGTGATGATTGAGGAAAAGGATTCAGTGCAGGAAAAGCTATCTTCCCTTCTGGAGAAAACGGTATATCAGCTTGGAAAGGACAACCCGGATATATATACAGCACTGTTTGAAGCATTGCAAAAGGAAGAAAGCCAAGAGGTGGAAGAAATTCTGACACCGGATGAGGAAAAAATCTATTCGGTGCGCATTCCTGGAACAGGAAGAATCCTTGCATCCATGAAAAAAACAGAAAACATTCGCCTGATCAATGTCCGTTCCCAGGAAAAAGAGGAATTTACTTGGCAGCAGTTTAAAGAAGCACTTGAGAAAAGCATGGATTTTTCAGTAGGTGCGCAAGAATCATGGAAAATGCAGTACAAAGAAGAGTTTCCAAAGTCGGAAGAAGCAGCAGAAGAAACAAATACCAGAAAGAAACCACCAAAGGTTGCTACAGAAAAGAAAACGGAAAAGAAGAATGTGGAAAAACCTGTGGATAACAGTGGAAAAAGTCAAAAAACAGCAGTGCCAGAAGAAAAGAAGCCGGAAAGGGAAAACGCCAAGGCAGATCCTGTTTATGAGATACCAGATTTACAGTCGGAAAATCAGGAAAAAAATCAAAAAAATGCACAACAGGAAGATGGAGAACAGATTCCGGGACAGGACAGTATCCTGAATCACGAAGAATACATGCCAAAGCCAGAGCAGACGGCAGCAGTTCCAGAAAATGCTTCAGAAAAATCCAGGGAGCCACAACCTTCAGAGGAAAGCACACCGAGCGCGGGAATTGCGCCGGCGCAACCACATGAGGTAGTGGACAAGCCGATCAGCAGAAAAGAATACCTGGATTCCCTTACCGAATACGGAGCTGCAGATCATATTGCAAAAGCTTTTGAGAGCTTTGGGAATGTTACCTTCAGCCAGTTCAAAAGCACCGGTTTCTGGGAAAGATGGCTGAATATGAAAGTAGACCATCTTGGCAGGAACTGGGTGGATTAACAAGGGTGCAATCTAAATCCTATATATCACAATTTACATCCCTGCTCCGTCCTGTAAGGGGCAGGGGGAAAGGAGTCATATGAACGATAAGATCGTAGAAGACATCGAACAGATAGACATGAGTGAGATGAAACTCCCCTCATTTGCCATATATAAAAATCCAACAGACTATCCAGAAAAGAGCGTAGCCAGATTATTTGAAGGAGACCATCCAACAAATATTGTGCTTATTAAAAAGAATATAAGGGAGCTTCATTCCATATTTAGAGACCGGACCAGGCTGACTTTCTTTCCGCCATTGCCTGGTGATTCCGGGAATCTGGTGGGCGTATGGATGTAGGACTGAAATTCCCGAAAGGGAAAACAAAGAAAAAAAGAATCTCCCATCCTGTAAGCATCCTTGGAAGTCGAAAAGGAAGATGTTACCTGTGCGGACGGTACATACAGACTGAAGAACATCATATTTTTGGCGGACCTAACCGAACATTATCCGAACAATACGGATTAAAAGTAGATCTGTGCCTGGAATGCCACCAGTTTGGAGTACATGCAGTACATAAAGACCAGGCGGTAATGGATGAGCTTCACAGACTGGGACAGGAAGCCTTTGAGAGCCAGATTGGCAGCAGGGAACAGTTTCGGAAGATCTTCGGGAGAAACTGGCTATGAGCGCAAGAAAAAAGCTGTATGAGATTACAACAATAGAGGGAGAAGTAGTTGAACCCTCAATATTAATACAAGAAGCCTCAAAGTTTCTTGGAAGGACGGTTGACAGTCTATATCTTGCAGCCATGGAAGGCCGAAAAGTAGCGGGAAAATACCGGATCAGACCGGTGGATGTAGAGCTTAGTAAAGAGAAGGATCGAAAACTACTATTGGAGTATGATCTGACCAGGCTGCAGATTATAAAGAGAGCTAGAAGTGGTAAAGCAAAACAAGTGGGGGACGATCTGTACCCCGCTTCAGGAAAGGGACAGATATGAATAAAAGAATCCGAAAAAAGAAATATAAAGAGCTTTGGCATGAGAATCCGCCCAAATGGTTGAAATTATTGAAGTGCAGAATAACACGCTATAAGCCAAAGGGAAATCCATACAACCTTAATTTTTCCTTTGAAATTCCAAAAACAGAGGTGGAGAAACTCAATCAAATACTTCTGGGAATTGAGAGAAAACAAGCATATAAGGAAAACACAGATAATCTTGTAAATACAACCAGGATATTATCAGAAGGGAGGAAACAGAACTGTGAAAATTAGAACTCAAAGTGGTCAATTGGTAGACATAACTGGGAAAGTAACTACGACAGTCTGCCTGCCAGATGGATCCTTTCAGATCTTGCTACATACTAAGGACAAAAAGGAAGGAGATGTTCTTGGTGGATACAGTACAGAAGCCAAAGCAGTCCATGTACTCTGCGGAATCCAGGTAGCAGTCCGGCATCCGGAGAAGATCAGAATATTTGTAATGCCTGCTGATGAAGAGGTGAAATAGTATGACCCGAGCAGAAAGAAGGCGCCAGGCAAAGATGCAGGAAAAATGTCAGGTTCCATTGAACCTTAATCTAACAGTGGCACAGGTAGCAGGGATGACCGGGCAGCAGGCTTCTATATTGCAAACATACTTGAAAAGGATGGAACAGCAGAAAACAGAAGCTGTAACAGACGCTGTGATCAGAGAAGCTCAGGAGAAACTGGAGCGGGCAGAGGACTATATTACCATAACAAATATAATCATTTCCCTGTATGCGATTAAGTTTTCATGGGGATTTACAAAAGCAAACAAAAAATTCCTAAAGAACTGGAAAGCAGCAATGGATTATGTAGACCGGATTGGAGTTGCGAAAGCTTACGAGCTTGCACATAAGGAGATGGACATTGATGTAGAGTTTGAGGACCTGGCAAATTATAACATTTATGAAGAAATGGGATTTAACAGGGAATAGGTACGAGGGGTGATGGAAAATGAATAGCAAGATGGAAGATAGAACCTGTAAGACCTGCAGGCACAATGACGATCTTCTCTGTGACAAGAAAGGAATCTGGATCAGAGATGACCATAGCTGCAGTAAATGGGAAACGCAACCATGGCAGCAGTGGAGAAAAAGCATAATGTCCAAATTCCTTAAAACGAGGTGAGAAAATGACAAGAGCAGAAACAACCAAATTCCTTGGACAACTACTTGTAGCTACCCGTATTGGTGGAGCTGGTTCGCACTGGGCCAGCGAGGTTAGCATTGATCCATGGACATCAAAGGCAAAGCGAGTGGATTATATGGAGTTTTCTCCTGCAAATCAATACTCCGTATCCGGAATAGAAAAAGGCATATTCACCTGCTATGAGATCAAAAGTTGTAAGGAAGATGTTTATAGCGGTAATGGTTTGAATTTCTTTGGAGAAAAAAACTATATAGTAACTACGATGGAGTGTTACAAAGAAATTCAGCCAGATTTTAGAAGTGGTAAATTTGCTAATTACATGCGCGAAAAACACCCAGATTCATCAATTTATTACGGCGTTATGGTTCCTATTCCGTTTTGGGGAGAAGCAGCGGAAGAATTTAAAGATCCCACACCATTAAGCGAGGACAGAAACTGGAAGCTGGAAATCGTATTGCCATGCAGGCAGGGTATAAGAATAAAATCCATGACAGAGTTGCTGTTTTGTATGCTGCGGAGCGGACATTGAGGAGGAAATCAAAAATGGTTGATTTACTAATAGCATTTGGCATTGGAACTGTGCTTGGAGCATTTGGTGTATTACTATGGGCGTCATGTGCGATAAAAAAACAGAAAAAGCAGAGGAATGATGATATATGAGTAGGGGAAAGAAAATAGCGAAGGAAAATATTAATACAGAGCAGGCAGCAGTCACAAATCAAGAGCTGCTGTGTGCAATAAAGACAGTAAGCAGGTACTGTGCGGAACACCCACATTGTGTACGCTGCGCCATGATTAGCCATTGCGGATCCACACTACCGCGTGAATGGGATTTTTCAGAACTGGAGGAATTGCGGAATGGATAAGGACACATTACAAAAGGCAAAAGAGTTGGAGCGGGATGTTAAAAGTATTACGCGGATTCTGGAAGAACATGATAAACATCATTGGGTACAAGTTGTTTCTCCAAAAAATGATGATGGACAGTCAGAGCGATTCCAGAATGATCTTGCAGAATGGTTAAGGCAGCGAAAAGAAATATATGAAAAGGAACTGGCAGACTTGTAGGAGGTGAAAGCTTGTAATGAACCATGAAAAATATAAAGACCCAACAGCTGAGTGGGCGATAGCTGAAGCAGAGAAATGGGAGCGACAGCAGAGAAGACTGGAAGAGAAACATGGAATCAAAAGAGGGGATATTATTCAGATCATACAAACCAGTTATGCTTCTGGTGACGGGAAGATCATCACCAAAAAGGTGAAAGCCAGGATAAAAGCATTATATCCCCATGTAGTGCAATTACAATTACCAAACGGCATAACCAGATCACCTACATACTGGGAACTGGAACGGCTGAAAACAGGAGGTGATACCGATGGACAGGAGATTGCAGGAAGAAAATGAAAAGAAAAAGGAATATTTAAAATCATATCAAAGAGCAGTCAAAAGAGAGCGGGACATCCTGGAAGAAATCAAAAGATTAAGAGCTGACAAGATGTTTCCTTCTGTAGTAAATGATGGTATGCCAAAGGGCAGCAGTCAATCTGATCTGTCTGATTATATTGCAATACTGGATGAGCAGATTGAACTGTTGAAGAAAGAACGGTTAAAAAAAGTTCAACAATATCGGAAGATTGAAAATCAGATCCGAAAAATGCATTCAGAAGATGAAAGAAAGGTTTTGCGTTTGCGCTATATAAAAGGCTTGAAATGGGATGATGCAGCAACGGAGATGGGCTATGGATGGACACAGATACATAGGTTGCATTCATCAGCATTGAAGAATTTTAAGATGGTATAGAATGGCATACTTGATTCGTGTTATAACTATAATAGATTCAGATGGATGAATCAAATATCAATCGGTTGCACCCTTACTTGTCAGGTACTATGGCTTGGCAAGTATATCGGAACATAGCTCAGTGGTAGAGCAGCTGGCTTATATCCAGCGTGTCGGTGGTTCGGTTCCATCTGTTCCGACTCGGTTAGTACCGCCGATATAATGGTACAATACTGACTCATACATACTTCCACAAACGTCTGGCGGGCACGGCCGGGCGTTTTTTATTGGAGAAAAAGATGATATATAAGAGATGTAGCAGGTGCGGAAAAAGAATTCCGTCCGGCAGCAGGTGTCCCTGCATGAAACAAAGAGATAAAGAACGCTATCGGATATATGATCAGAATGCCAGAAATCAGAAAAGCAAAACATTTTATGATTCAAGGGAATGGCAGCTGACAAGATCTGATATTCTCAGTGCTTGCGGGATTGATGTGTATGTCTACATGACGGAAGGAGTAATCCTGGCAGCAGATACAGTGCATCATATTATTCCGTTAAAAGAAGCATGGGATAAACGATGCGATAAGCAGAATCTGATGCCATTACATCACGATACACATTCAAAAATTGAGCAGATGTATAAAAAAGAGAGACCAGTGATGGAAAAAAAGCTTGCAAAAATGCTTGTGGATTTTTATACACAGACGGGAGGGGCGGTCTGAAAAGTTTTCAGGAAATGCCGTCGTCCCCGCCTGCCCTGTAGCTTGCGCAAAATTCTAAATACTCATAAAAAGTTGGCAAAGGAAGGAGGGAGGATGAATGGGAAGGCCGAGGAAGCCGTTGACAGAGCAGCGGGGAAATCTTACTGTGATCACAATGCAGACCAGGGAAGCAGAAGAAGACAGTGTGACTACAGACAAAAATCAACTAAAACGTCCTCCCACCTGGCTGATTGACAATGTGGCCAAGAAAGAGTGGCGCAGGATCGTTAAGGAATTGGAAAAAATCAATCTGATCGGGAACCTGGACCGTAACAACTTAGGCGGCTACTGTAATGCTTTTGCAAATTATGTTAAGGCTACAGAGATATTGAAAGATCAGACCTATTACATTGATCGCGAGACCAGGAATGGCGTTATTGTGGTGAAAAATCCAATGGTTGATATCCAGCGCACATATGCAGAGGAAATGAGAAAATTTGCTTCCCTGTGTGGACTCACTATTGATGCCAGACTGAAAGCCGCAGCAGTGAAGTCTGATAAGACAAGGGAAGCCATCACAAATAAATTTGGCAACATATGACCATCAAAGAAGAACTGATAGATTACGCCAACCGTTGTCTGGCCGGGGAAGAAATATCAGGAAAGAAACATAAATGGGCCTGTATACGTTTCCTTCAGGATTGCAAGAAAGAGGATGCAAAAAATGTACAGGCTAATGTATGGCCTTATCATTGGGATGAAGAGGAAGCGTCAAAAATTGTAGACTGGTTTGCTATGCTCCGTCACTCAAAAGGTGACCTTGCAGGGCAGCCAATCAGGTTGACGGACTGGCAAAAGTTTAACTTGTGCCAGCTCTACGGATGGCGCGAAGATCTTACCAGCTATAAAAGGTTCAAGCAGTCTTTTATTGAGGTGGGAAGAAAAAACGCCAAGTCCCAGATGGAAGCAGGTGTGGCCCTCTATGAAATATCGGTGATGGCCACCAGGAATGAAGAAAATTATGAATATTACACTGCTGGAACAAAGAGGGATCAGTCGAAAATTATTCTGAATGAGGCTAAGCTCATGCTGAATAAATCTCCGCTGAAACCTCTTTTTAAAATTACCAGGGATGCTGTAATACACAGAAAAACTGGAAGCTTCATAAAGGCATTGTCGAAAGAGGATGGCCAGAATGGAGATGGAACAAATCCAGCTGGACTGATTCTTGATGAATACCATCAGCACAAGACTACTGAGTTTTATGATCTTGGTCTCGGAGCAAACACTAAAGAGCCATTGCTGATGATTATTACAACTGCAGGGATGGATCTTACTTATCCATGTTATGTCCAGGAGTATCAATACTGTTCTAAGATACTGGATCCGGATGTGGATGTGGAGAATGAAGAGTATCTGATGGATATCTGCGAAGTGGATCCGGAGGATTATAAGGATGATATCCGTAACCTGGAAGACGAAAACATTTGGAAAAAAGCGAATCCGATTAGGATGAGCTACAAAAATGGCGCGGATAAGATCCGTACAGCCTGGCGGGTAGCCAAAGAAATACCGGAAAAGATGACGGCATTTCTCACAAAAATGTTGAATATCTGGGTTCAGGCAAAAGAAAACGGATATATGGACATGGCAAAGTGGAAAGCCTGCCAGGTTGATAAAATCCCAATTGATACTCATGGAATGAGTGTTTATGTGGGGTTCGATATGTCGGCCAAAATAGACCTTACATCTGTTACATTCGTAATTCCCTTTCTATCAGGCGAATTTGATCAGACTGGAAAAGAAATTGTGAAATACATACTGTATTCCCACTCTTTTATTCCGAACCGGGAAAAACTGGCCGAAAGAAAGGCAAAAGATAAAGTGGATTATGATGCATGGGAAAGGATGGGCTTTATTACAGTGACAGATACTCCGATTGTAGACCAGAATGCAGTAATGCAATATGTATTGGATACATGTGCAGAGAATGACTGGAACATTGAATGTCTGTGCTTTGACCCTGCCAATGCAAGTAAGCTGATGATGGATCTATCAAACGAAGGTTATACAGTGGAGGAAGTTTTCCAGAGCCATAAACACTTGAATGAAGCTACTCAGGGATTCCGTGAGCAGGTATATTGCGGAAATGTCCTGTATGAATACAATCCTGTATTGAATTTTGCAATGAGCAATGCAGTGATCAGAACCAACCAGGGACTGATTAAGATAGATAAAGATGCTACAACAAAAAGAATTGACCCTGTGGATTCTACCTTGTGTGGGTTTAAGCTGGCAATGTATCATGAATTCGGATCCAGCTACCAGGAAGGAATAGATCAATTTTTGGAAAGTGACTGGTAACAATGAGTATATTAGACAGATTAAAAAATGCATGGAATGCAATGACGCGGCCAACGGTAGACATGGATGACGATGATCTGAAAGAATGGCTGGGAATAACTGGTACTAATCCAGATGTTGAGAAAGAGGTGACATATTACACCTGCTTAAAAATGCTCAGCGAAACCATGGGAAAGGTGCCGTTAAAGTACTACCAGGAAACGCCTAAAGGCCGGATCAGGGCAGAGCCGAGCAAGATAACCAGGCTTCTGACTGTGAGACCGAACACGATAATGACACCCACAACTTTGTGGACTACTACAGAGATGAACTGTCAGCATTATGGAAATGGCTATATCTGGATGCGTGGTACCTTTGAAAGAGAAAAATATGGAGGACATTACAAAGTCCTGGATCTCTGGCCAATGCAGGCGAATTGTGTGACTGTATATATGGATGATGTTGGTGTGTTTGGAGGAAAAGGGAAGCTGTACTATCAGTACAATGATCCAAAGACCGGTGAACAGTATTTGTTCAGATCCAGTGAGGTTATGCACTTTAAAACCTGGTATTCCTTAAATGGAATTATGGGAAAATCTGTGCGGGAAATTCTGCAGGATACCGTGGGTGGAGCATTGGAAAGTCAGAATTTTATGAATAACCTTTATCGTCAGGGACTAAGTGCAAGCATGGCATTACAGTACGTGGGTGATTTGGAAGAGAGCAAGATAAAAGCACTGCAGAAAAAATTTGCAGATAAACTGTCAGGCCCGAAAAATGCAGGAAGGGTAATACCTGTCCCAATCGGACTACAGCTCACTCCATTGAAAATGAATCTGACTGACGCACAGTTTTTTGAATTAAAAAAGTATTCCGCACTTCAGATTGCAGGAGCATTCGGTATTAAGCCGAATCAGATCAATAATTATGAAAAATCCAGTTATTCAAACAGTGAAACACAGCAGCTGGCATTTTTGGTTGATACCGCTTTGTACAGACTAAAAATGTATGAAGAAGAGATCAATGCGAAAGTTCTGAGCTTGAAAGAGGAAGAAAATGGATTTTTTTATAAGTTTAATGAGAAGGCAATTTTGAGGACTGATACAAAGACACAGATGGAAATGTTAAAAGATGCTGTAAACAATGGAATATACAGGCCAAATGAAGCGAGGAGATATCTGGATATGCCGGATGATCCGGATGGCGATAAGCTCATTGTGAATGGAAATTATATTCCGCTTGAAAAAGTTGGAACACAGTACACCAAAGGAGGTGAGTAGAATGCCAGTATTACTGCTGAAAAATCAGAAAAAGAATGTAGGAAAATTGGAAATCTGCAATCAGACAGAAATCTCAGCAGACCTGAATATTTTTGGGGATATCGTATCTGATGACTGGGGAAAATGGTGTGATGATGATACCTGTCCTTCTGATATTTCAGATTTCCTGAAAAATCTGGAAGACATACAGGAGATTAACCTTCACATAAACAGTGGGGGCGGATCTGTATTTGCAGGAATTGCTATTTATAACATGCTGAAACGCAATAATGCCAGGATTACCACATATATTGATGGTATTGCGGCCAGTATTGCTTCTGTGATTGCGTGTGCCGGTGATCGGATCGTGATTCCGGCAAATGGTACCTTTATGATTCATAAACCTACAAATGGTTACTTTTTTACAAGTATGAATGCAGATCAGCTGAGAAAAGATGCAGATACTCTGGATATTTGCCAGAAAGCAATCCTGCAGACATACATGTTGAAGACCAAAGAAGGGGTTACAGAAGAGGAAATCAATAATCTGATCAACGAAGAGACCTGGATGGTCGGAAGTGATACTACTGATTATTTTGATTTTGAAGTGGAGGACAGTGTACAGGCAGCAGCTTGTACAAGTAATTACTTTGATGAGTATTCAAAGACCCCAAAAGCATTAAAGCAGCATGAAGAACCGGAAAATAAAACTCTGGATATTGACGCTATTGCAGATGCAGTTATGGAAAAAATCAAAGCAAAAGAGGCTAATCAGAGAAATCTGGAAAAAGAAAAGATAAAGGCTGAATTATTGGGAGATCTTGACCGGTATGGTGTTTGATCTCCCTTTTTGAAAGGAGAAAAAGACGTGAACAAAGAATTATTAGACCTTCTGGAGAAGATTAACGCGAAAAAAGATGAAGTTAAGAACCTTGCCAATGAAGGAAAACTGGAAGAAGCAAAAAAAGCTAAAGATGAACTGAAAGAGCTTCAGGATAAATTTGATATTCTGAAAGACTTGGACGATGGAGCAGCCGTGCCGGAGAGTAAGATTCCTGCAGGAACACCAAAAGATTCTACGGCAGAGTTTGCACAGGCTGCCAGAGCAGGGTTCCACGTACAGAATTCCATGAGTGAAGGCTCAAAAGCAGATGGAGGCTATACTGTTCCAGAGGATATCCAGACCAGAATCAACAAATACAAAGAGTCCAAGTTTTCATTAGGCCAGCTGGTCCGTAAAGAATCTGTCAAAACTGAAAAGGGTTCCAGAACATTTAAAAAGCGCTCTCAGCAGACTGGATTCACCAAAGTTGGTGAAGGCGGTAAGATTGGTGCAAAAAATACTCCACAGTTTGAGCATATTGATTATGAAATCGGTAAATATGCAGGATATTTCCCAGTGACCAATGAGCTCCTGGCTGACAGTGATGCAAATATCGCTTCTACACTTATTGAGTGGATTGGAGATGAGGCAAGAGTAACTGAGAATAATCTAATCATGGGTCGGATTAAGACCAAAGAAGAAGTAGAATTAAACGGATTGGATGATATTAAAAAAGTTCTCAATGTTACCCTCGGATCCGCATTTAAGCAGTCTTCCAGAATCATTACCAATGATGATGGATTACAGTATTTAGATACATTAAAAGATTCTACTGGAAGATACCTTCTTGCACCGGATCCAAAAGATACCATGCAGTTGCGACTTGCGGTCGGTGGTACATTCGTACCGGTTGAGGTAATCCCAAAAGGGGATTTACCAAGCACAGTGACATATGAGCAAACGGCAGATACTGATGTAAATGCCAAAAAAACTTATTACACAAAAGTGGAAGAGGTATATACAGCAGTTGATGAGCCGAAAAAACAGGACATTGCAAATTATTATGAGGCCAGTGCGACAAAGATTCCGGTTATAATCGGAGATCTGAAGGAAGGTATCTGGTACTTTGACCGTGCAAAGACTACAATCATGACTTCCAATATTGCTTCAATCGGTGACCTTAATGCATTCGAGGAAGATATGACTATTTATCGTGCTATCGAACGAGAAGACGTTAAGATAAGGGATAAAGAGGCATTTGTAAATGCTTATCTTCTGCAGAAATGATGGTGAATAAATGCTGGAAAAAATAAAAAAACGATGTGGAATCGCAGAAGGTATTAATGTGTATAACGATGATATCAGCGTTTACATTGAAGATGCACTGGAGGATATGAAAACATCCGGTGTGCCTCCTGATATTCTCAAGAAGGATGCGGATGATCCAAGAGTCCTTACAGCTGTGACCTTATATGTAAAGGCATATCTTGGAAATGACCGTTCAGATACTCGAATGTATCTGGATCTGTATCGAAAAAAAGTTTTTCGCATGACACTGGAAGGAAGTGACCTGGATGTGGAATAAAAGTATTTCGTTGCCGGTAAAGAAAAAAGATCCAACGATAAATGATAATGGAATCATGATGGAGGAAACATATGAATTTATCGGTGGTATTCCGGCAGACTTCCGCGACAGTACCAGGGATGATGAGGTTCTTGCGAAACAGAATGGTTATACCGCAGACCAGGTTGTTGAAATCATGGCGTGTAATTATTCTGGAGAATCATTCCTGGTGGATGAGTCTACAGGTGAAATTTATGATATAAAGCGCAGATTTCAGAAAAATAAATCCATGAAGGTGCAGCTGACTTGTCAAATGCGCGAACGCGGGAAAGAGCAGGCGGGGCAATGGCAAGGATGACGATAACAGGTTTTGAAGATGTTGAAGAGATGTTGAATAAGCTGGCAAATCCTTATGAAATGGCTGAAAAAGCAGTGAATAAGGCCGCCCCAATTGTCGAAAAAAACCTGAAAACACAGATCAGATCCGCAGCTAACAGAAGGGATAAATACGGAAAACCGTATTCAACAGGCGAACTGGAAGCTTCCATAGCTGCTACAAACGCAAGAGACAATAGTCTCGGAGTGTTTGCTGTGGTAAAACCCAATGGAACTGATAAAAATGGTCTTAGAAATGCTGAAAAAATGGGTTATCTGGAATATGGTGTAAGATCACACGGCCAGGAGCCAAGACCTGTACGCGCGGCAGCAGTAGCACAAAGCGAAAATGCAGTAATGCAGGTTATGGAAGAGGTAATTGGCGCGGAGGTGGACAAGCTATGACAATAAATCAAAAGATAATAAAAGCGTTGAAGCCTCTTGGCATTCCGGTGACATCAGATTTCTTTGGCGGTGGAAATAGCGAGTATATTACCTTTAATTATGTGAAGGATGGTGCAGAACTATTCGCGGACGATCAGCCTATAGAGGATATATCCTCAATGCAGATTCATTATTTCCTGCCATCAACTAAGGATTACCTGGAAGCAAAAAGAAAAATTCGCAGGGCGATCCTGGAAGAGGGTGGAACGTATCCTGATGTAACCGTATTGATGGAACCTGATAATAAAACAAGACACATTGTATTCGAATGTGAATTTGAAAATGATTATGATATGGAGGAATAACACATGGCACATATTGGTATGAAAAGTCCTGTAGCAGCACAGTGGGCAGAAGGAAACAAGTACACAGAAGGTTTTGTTGTTGCAAAAGCAATCAACTTCAATGGAACCCCCAATAAAAATGATGCAGAACTTTGGGCAGATGATGGAGTAGCAGAGACTGATAAAAGTATAAAAGACATGGGTACTTCTCTTGGCATTGATGATCTGTCTCTGGAGAACCAGGCAAAATTGCTTGGTCATACATATGTAAAAGCAGTAGCAGGAGATTCAGGTCAGGAAGGAACTCCTGAGAGTATTGAAGTCGGATCAGAAGACGAAGCTCCATACTTTGGAGTTGGTTTCTATAAGCGAAGAAAGAAAAATGGAGTTACCAGTTTTACAGTAATCTGGCTGTACAAAGTCCAGCATAGTGAGCCAACAGAAAATGCTGAGACAAAAGGTGAAACTACAAACTTCCAGACTGCCACCATTGAAGGTAAAGCATACCCAGTGGAAGTTAATGGTAAGATGTCAATCGGTAAAAAGCTTATTTTTGACACTGAAGCAAAAGCAAAAGATTGGTTATACAAACAGGCAGCAATTACTGAGTAAACATTGAGGGAGATCATATGAGCGATTTAAGACCAACAGGAGCTCCGGTCGTTATCGGTGGACAGGAATATAATATCCTGTTCACCATTGGAGCAATTGAAGCAATTCAGGAATCCTGTAATAAAGCATTGGTGGAGACTATGCCGGCAATTGCGAGGGTGGCAGATTACAAAACTGATTCAGAAGACGTAAAAACATTTTATAATGTTATTGCTGCGTTTCTTACCGTAGATACAGGTAAGGAAGTAAAAACAGAAGCTATTGACGGACTTATAAAACCAGCTGAAATGAAAAAGATAGCAATTACTCTGCTGGAGGCATATGGATTTTCCATGCCGGATCCTGACAGTGACGATGAAGATCCTGAAGACGAAGAGGAAGAAAACCCAAACCAGGAGACCGGGCTATAAACGTAGCCCGGTTACTGTATGTGGGATGTAATGTGCTCAATTATAGTGAAAAAGAAGTGTTCGGTATGACACTTCGGAAATTCTATCTGATCTATAATGAGTATTTAGATTTTAACGGTTTAAAGAAAAAAGATGAAGAA